ACCAACTCCAGTAATGTCTGGTGTGAGAACGCCTGTCAAACAGTTCTCGAGCTGTGTTTTGATCGAGACAGACGATAGCTTGGAGTCCATTAATGCAACCTCATCTTCCATTGTTAAATACGTTTCAAAGAAAGCTGGTATCGGTATTGGTGCTGGTTCTATCCGTGCCCTTGGTCAGCCTATACGTGGTGGCGATGCTACTCATACTGGTGTCATACCTTTCTTTAAGCTGTTTCAGGCTAGCGTTAAGTCTTGTTCACAAGGTGGTGTACGAGGTGGCGCAGCTACTTTATACTATCCGATCTGGCATCTCGAAGTAGAGGATCTTCTTGTACTAAAGAATAACAAAGGTACAGAAGACAACCGAGTACGTCATCTTGACTACGGTGTACAGTTCAACAAGCTGATGTATGAGCGTCTGATGCAAGGCGGCGACATTACTCTGTTCTCACCAAACGAAGTACCAGAGATGTATGATGCATTCTTTATTGACAACGATAAGTTCAAGGAGTTGTATGAGAAAGCAGAGCGATCAACAAAACTGACAAAGAAGACAATGCCGGCTATTGATCTATTCTCTGCGTTTCTGCAGGAAAGGAAGGACACCGGACGGATCTATCTAATGAATGTCGATCATGCAAACTCGCACGGTGCCTTTGATCCCGAGGTCGCTCCAGTTAGACAGTCTAACCTTTGCTGTGAGATTAATCTGCCAACCAAGCCACTACACAGTGACGATGATCCAGACGGCGAGATTAGTCTTTGTACATTAGCCGCTATCAACTGGGGTAACATTAAGACTCCAGCCGACTTCGAAAAGCCAGCTACCATTGCAGTTCGTGCATTGGATGCGCTGCTTGATTATCAGGACTATCCAGTTAAGGCTGCAGAGCGTTCTACCATGGAACGCAGACCACTTGGTGTTGGTATCATTAATTTTGCATATTGGCTAGCAAAGCATGACACCAACTACTCAGATCCCAACTTAGAACTTATCGATGAGTGGGCAGAAGCGTGGTCGTACTATTTGATTAAAGCATCTTCCGACCTTGCAATAGAAAAAGGTGGTTGTAAGAAAGGATGGCAGACAAAGTATTGTAAAGGAATACTACCAATCAATACCTATAAAAAGGAAGTGGATGAGCTAGTAAAAAGAAAATACAATATGAACTGGCAAGTTTTAAAATTAAAGCTGTATGAATTTGGTATTCGCAACAGCACGCTTATGGCTCTGATGCCTTCCGAAACTTCAAGTCAGATAAGTAACGCTACCAACGGAATTGAGCCACCTCGAAGCTTCGTATCAATCAAGCAATCGAAGGATGGTATTCTAAAGCAGGTAGTACCAGAATATCGACGACTGAAGAATAAGTATGAACTTCTGTGGGATCAAAAGAGCCCAGAAGGATACTTAAAGATTATGGCTGTACTACAGAAGTACATTGATCAAGGCATATCTGTTAACACATCGTATAATCCTCAGCACTATGAAGAGGAAAAGATTCCGTTGAGTGAAATGCTACAGCACCTTGTAATGTTTTACAAGTATGGTGGTAAGCAACTTTACTACTTTAACACTTACGATGGTGCGACCGATGAAATGGAACCACCAGCACACTCATACGAAGGGCAGCCTGTACTAGAAGATGATGATGACTGCGAGAGCTGCAAGATTTAGGAGTAATGATGCGATCTGTATTCGATACCAAAAAGGTTGACAACGTCACCCAACCAATGTTCTTTGGTGCACCAGTTAATATTGCTCGTTATGAAAATCTAAGATACAAAACCTTTGATAACCTTACCGAGAAGCAGCTTGGGTTCTTTTGGAGGCCAGAAGAAGTAGACATTGGTAGAGATAGTAAGGATTTTCGTAGTCTGTCTGACCATGAGCAACATATCTTTACGTCTAACCTAAAGAGACAGATCCTTCTTGATAGCGTACAAGGCAGAGCTCCTACAGAAGCGTTCCTTACTATCTGCTCTTTACCAGAGCTAGAGAATTGGATTGCAACGTGGACGTTTAGTGAGACTATTCACTCTCGTTCCTATACTCACATCATTCGAAACATCTACAGTAACCCAAGCGAAGTGTTCGATAATCTTCTCGACATACAAGAGATCGTAGATTGTGCAAAGGACATCAGTAGATATTATGACGAACTCATTGACATGAACAATCCTGATTATAAGGAATTTGGAAGTTATGAGCATAAGAAAGTATTGTGGATGGCTCTCAATGCAGTCAACGCGTTAGAAGGTATTAGGTTCTATGTTTCGTTTGCTTGCAGCTGGGCATTTGCTGAGCTCAAGAAGATGGAAGGCAACGCAAAGATCATTAAGTTTATTGCTAGAGACGAGAATGTACACCTAGCATCAACACAACAGATGCTAAAGCTCCTTGCGAGAGACGACAAAGAGTTTGCAGCGATAAGGGAACAAAGCGAACAACAAGTAATTGATCTATTCGATAGTGTCGTACAACAAGAAAAGAAATGGGCTGAGTATTTGTTTAAAGACGGATCAATGATTGGCTTGAATGCACAACTACTTGGGGATTACGTAGAGTGGATAGCTAGCAAGAGAATGCATGCTATCGGGTACAAGTCTCCTTACAGAGTCGAGCAAGCGAATCCGTTGCCGTGGACGCAGAAGTGGATTAGTGGTGGAGAAGTACAGGTGGCACCACAGGAAACAGAGATTACCTCATATGTTGTTGGCGGAGTTAAGAAAGATGTCAACGAAAATACATTTGCAGGAATGTCTCTATGAGCACAATAGCTACCAGCTCTGAATGTAGTAACTGTGGAGCAGAGTATAGTGTAAGTTATGATGATGATCAGTTTGGTATAGGTACAGAGGATCCAACGTTTTGTCCTTTCTGTGGTACTGAACTTGATCAGTTTTATGTTGAAGATGATATAGAAGAGTTGGACTTTGAAGAATAAAACACTGAAGCATTGGTTTGATTACTATCAGTGTGACAAAAGTAGTTCCCATAGCTACCACGTGGTATATGAACCATACCTAGATAAATTCACAACACCTTTTAACTTACTTGAAATTGGAATATTCAGAGGTGCATCGAGTAGAGCATTTATAAACTGCTACGATAACGTGCACTACTATGGTGTAGATATATTTGATAGAGAAAGTGTTGATATTGTAAGTGATCTAGAGGATAATCCCAGATTCGAATTTTTAAAAACGGATTCCACTTCCGACACTTCTACTAAGTTAATTAAAGACGGTTGGGGCGACGTATTGTTTGATATCATTATCGATGATGGCTCCCACCTTCATGACGACATTACAACAACGTTTGCTAATTTCTATCCAATGCTGAAAGTTGGTGGGACGTACTTTATTGAAGATGTTTTTCCTAATACTTTTGAGGGATTGGTCTTTACCGATAACAAGTTAACTGGACAACGTAATTACTTTTTAGATAACAACAATAAGTTTAACGATAAAACTTTTAGTAATCTCTTAGATACGATCGAAGGCGTTACTCCATCTACTTTTGAACACATTGACCTTCGAGTGCAAGACAACAGAACTGATAGCTACATTCTAAAAATTACAAAATAGGAGTTGACATGAGCTGGACCTACCAAGGCCAGCCATTTACATCTAATATGATAGGTGACAATATCGGGTTTGTATACCAGATAACTAATTTACAAAATGGAAAAAAATATATTGGAAAGAAGTGGTTTTGGTCTACTAAGAAACTACCTCCGCTTAAAGGTAAGAAACGTAAGCGAACGGTAAAGAAAGAATCCGATTGGATGAAATACTTTGGCTCTAGTGAAGAGGTAAAGTTGTTAGTTGAACAGCACGGTGAAGATAACTTTCAAAGAGACATTCTTCGCTTGTGTAAAACAAAAGGTGAATGTACGTATTATGAAGCCAAATTACAGTTTGACTTTGACGTACTTTTGAGGGATGATTACTACAACGAGTTCATCGGTTGTAAGATCCACAGTAAACATTTATGAATAAGATTGTGTTCTTTAGTGACTGGAAAAGGATGTACAAGCATCCAACTCCACAATGTGAACCTTTTGTAGAAGTTCCTTTTAATGATCTACGGTCACATCAAGATGCTGATGCATACGTTCAAATTAACATCCAGCACCCATATCATGTAAAAGAACCTTTTCGTGAACCTTTCTATAACTTTATTAAAGACAGTGGCAAACTATCTATAGTGTTTGAATCTGCTGTGTTCAGACAGAACGTCAACGATGACTTTTTCAAGAAGTACTTTAGATTCTCTTGGAATAGCTTTCTATGGAACGAAGGCAACTTTGGGCCAATGGGTAATGGTCCTGATAGATGGGAACGCATTCAGAGAGAGCATGATATTGAAATAAAGCCCTGGCGTGACAAGAAAGGCGAGTATATCTTAGTTGTACTCCAGCACGTTATTGATACTAGCCTTGTTCGAATGATCCAACAGTACGGATCTTACTATAAGTGGTTACACAATTGTATCAGTCGTATCAGAGAAGCTACAAATCTTCCGATTGTAATCCGTCCTCATCCAAAGCATGGGATGTATTCTAACTTCTTTGAAGCTCACATGGTGCCAGAGGTTTTAGAGTTGTTTCCCGATGTCCATTGGTCCAGCAACCAAGGTTCGGAAGGTCTTAACGGTGGCAAGTATCTTCAAAAGGATTTAGACGATGCACATGCTGTCGTTGGTTGGACGTCTAATGCATTGACAGAAGCAGCGTGTTACGGTGTACCTGTGTATCCAATGTCACCTGGCTCAATGGCAACTCCAATAGCATCTCACCATCTTTCAGAGGTCGATAAAGTACATAAGATGCCTGATAGGCAACAGTGGTTGAATGACCTCGCATACTGTCAGTGGACGTATGATGAGATAAAGAATGGTACAGCATGGGATCATATTAAGAATGTTAGTTTCGCATAGTAATAAATTTATCTTTGTAAAGACCAAAAAGACTGCTGGCTCTACTGTTGAAAGTATAATAGTTGAAAACTTCTTTGACGTTAACCAAGATTGGTGCACCGGCTCCAAGATTGATGGCACTCCGCGTATTGGCATTGGCCCTAAGCTCCCCAACCAGCCAGATGGTCATAAGCCGTGGCACATGATAAGAGATATTGTCGGACACGATACGTGGAGTAGTTATTATACTTTCACTGTTGAACGTAATCCATGGGAGAAGGCAGTCAGTGAGTACTTTTGGAAGACGGAAAGAGAACCTGATTTCAAAGGAGTTCCTTTTGATTATTTTGTGGACAATATGCTTGGTTCGTGGTATGCTGCCCCTATGGACTGGGCACTGTATGCTGACTATAGTGGTCTGCAGGTAGACCAAGTAATTCAGTACAGTGAGCTAGCTGACTCATTGGTATCGTTGTTCAATGATAAGTTTGGATTACCTTTAACCAAAGAGATGGTTACTGGTACCAGAAAGAAGTCTGGTTATCGTAAAAAACACTATACGGAAATGTACACTGATCAACGCCTTATAGATAAAGTATCGGCAATGTTTAAGAAAGAAATTGAATTCTTTAACTACAAATTCGGAGAGTAGAATGTCAGAATATTCTAACGAAGAGCTCGAAGAACAAACCTTGCAGTTGTATCAAGAAATGTTTAATATGGTCATGGAGAAGTGTACAACACACAGTAGTATTGCAGTAGCTGGTACAATGATTGGCTTAGCAATGAGGTTATATCGTACAGCGCTAGACGATAATGATTACATGCAAATGATGGAATACATTACAACCAATCATGATTTAATTGAACCTTTTTCTCTTATGGAGTTTGAATCGCCAACAGTACATTGAGGTGAGTTATGAATGATGATGTGAGAATTTTTATTGGTTCCTCTTCTAACGGAGAGGACGCCGAGATTGAGTGCGCATATGAGTACAGCTTGAGACAGAACTGTACTCGTGAGCTTGATATTGTTTGGATGCGACAAACAAACGATACAGATAGCTGGTGGGGTGGATGGAACACTCCAATGTGGTCCACTCCTTTCTCTGGCTTTAGATGGGCTATCCCAGAGTACTGTGAGTTTAAAGGTAGAGCAATCTACACTGACTGTGATATGATCAACTATC